TCTGTTAGCCGAAAGAACTTTGTTTTGTTCCTGCATTGCCTGAATTTGCTCTTCAGTCATGTTTGCTCCTTTTGAATTTTTTACTGATTTTTTGCTATCTGAAGCAATTGGTGCAGAGACTACATTATCTGTAGCCACCAATGGACATTTCCCATCATTACAAGATAAAATACTAGCTTTTACCTCATCAAAATTAGGCTTAACACCCTCTTCTTTAGCCTTAGCACTAAATCTATCCATATTACTCACAAATGCTTTCTTAGCCAATGCTAAGTCCTGAACCTCATCTGTAGCATCAATAAACTCATCTATAAATCCAGTAGACTCTAATTCGCTTTTGCCAATATACCAACCCTCATTAGATAAAATACTTTTCATATCTTCATCTGAAAGTTTCATATATTTATTATACTCTTTTGCTAAAATAGTGTCAATACCATCTAAAACTTTAGCTTCTTTTAAAAGTTCATCTGCATTTCCAGCTAACCAAGTCCAAGCTTTATGAATCATAATTGTTGAATTTTCGTAAGCTTTTTTTGTGTCACCTGCTAAAAAGATTAGTGAAGCGATACTCATAGCTTTTGCATCTACTATAGTAGTTACTTTACCTTTTTCTTTTGAATATCTTTTTAATTCGTTGAACATTGAGATACCTTCAAACACATCTCCACCATAAGAAGAGATTTGTACTTCTATATCTCCACTTACATCTTTTAGCTTATTTGAAAGCCATCTTGCACTATATCCCCAATAAGATATTTCTGCATCTATTATTATTTTAGTCATTTGTATCCTTTTCATTAGATTCTTCACCTTCTTCAGGTAAAGGTAGTTTTGCTTTTGCGTACATATCTATTCTTAATTGCTCTTTATATATTTCAAGCTCTATATCATTTTTAGCTTTTAATTTTTCTTTTTCTTTTTTCTTTTTAAGCCATACTTCATATTTGATACCTTGTGTTCTTTCGATTATATCTGCTTCAGTATCTATGCCTGTTTTTATATTCTTTTCATTTGCAGTCTTAAATAACTGAATTTTAAGAATTTAGTAGGGTTTTTAAAGAAAGCTGCTCTATTTTTAATCTCACCTATTTGGATACCTACTTGAATAAGTCTTTTATGTATCTCTTTTAGTATGTGATTTGATATATTGTCGAATCTTATATTAGCTGATAGTCCATCTGATTCCATCACATATTTAATTGCTGAGTAGTTTACTTTTGAAGCATCTTTAAATACACCTACTGCACTCATACCTTGTGATGATGACATTTTCATTTCTGAGTTACTATTTAAGTTATTATATTCACTATCTATTTTAGAGGTATCAAACTGTATTTCATCATCTAAAGCTATTGGTGTAGTTCCTGTTGTTCCTACTGCTAGCTTTGCTAAATCTTTTAATATAGGAGTTACTAAATCTACTGCTTCACCTATAACATCTTTTTTGGTAGTAGCTATTTTATTTATTTCATTCGATACCAGTTTCATCACTTCATTATATGCTTGTGACTTCAGATATTTACCGGCTTTTGCTGCTTCTATTGCTTGCTGAAGTGTTGCTGTTCCGTATTGAGATACTTGATCTAAAGTTGAAAGCATTGAAGTAAGTTTTGAGATAGCTACTTGCTGACCTATTGATACCCATACTTCTGAATAGTATGTTATGTTGTCGTACTTAATCTTTTCTGATTTTACTTTATCTTCTGTTGTATATAGCCATATATGAGTTATTTGACCCCATTTGTTTTTAACTAGACCATTTAGAGTAGTTTCTTTTCTCTCTTTGTCAAATGTGTATTGAGATTTTGAAACATCTATCATTCCAACTGATACCAATTCATATTTATATGGAATAGCCCATGCTGTATTATAATGATGTCGAACTATCACTCCACCTTCTAACATATCAAAATCTGATACTGCTCTATAGAATTGATTTGCGTGATATTTGCCTGTAAGCTCACCTACTCCTAATTCTTTATGTCTTTCTATTAAGTTTTCTGCTTCTCTGTTAAAACTCTCAACATCGCTTTCAACTTGTGTATTAACTGTAACACCAATACATCTAGTAGTAGCTGCTGATACCATTGTAGGTATCTCAGTGCCATTTACATTAAGCCATTTTATTTGTTTTCTTATTTTAGTTGAAAATGAAGCATCTACTTTATCAATATTCATATCTGTTAGGGGCTTGTTGGCAGTTATTGTTGTAGCACCTTTTGCATAACCGCCACCATGTATTAAGTTGCTTATTGTTAGATTATTCATTAATAACCTGCTTTTTTAGAATTGTATAGTGTTGTTAATTGCACTCTGATTTCTTTAATATTTATTTTAAGTGTTGGATTGTCATAAGAAGCCATAAATCTACTAGAACTACTGCCTTCTTCACTGCTTTTCAATCTGGCTTGTTCTTTTAAAGCATCATTGTAATCTGAAAGCTCTTCTTCTAATCTTGTGATTTGCTCATCTACTGTTTCTTGTGCCAAAAAGAATCCTTAAATATCCGTATTGCCATATTTTATCTATTGTATCCTTAATCTAATCTTATATTAATGTTCTTTTAATGAAGCCCTTATTTATCAGATAGATTCTTATGTTCTTTTCAATCTGTTTTACTTTTTTTGCATCATCTTTATTGTCTTTTTTAAAACTATAGCCATTATGTTGAAAATCTTTTAATATTTTAAATCCCATTTATCTCACCTCTATCCATTTTGTACCATAAGATATTGTTGTACTTCCTGTACCCAAATTTGTAATTTCTAAAACTAATGGTATTGGTGTATCCCCATCTATTCCTATTCCAAATGGTAGTTTAGAAGAAATTTCATTTCTACTTCCTGCTGGAGATGATTTATTTGCAGGAGAAGCAGCATAGACATCTTCATCATCTATTGTTAGTCCACCACTAATACTTGTAATATCCGTAGATACTTCCATGATAGAATCATATCCATTCTCTGAGTATGGATTCCATGTACCGCCTGTAATAACAGGATTATATACTACTCTTACTGTAAGCCTCTCATCTGTAGAAGCTACTCTATATGCTTTTGGTATAAATTTTGCTCTATTTTCTATACTATTATACAATAAAGAATGTCTTGCTCCCATATATACTGTTGCTCCTGATGCTAATATAACAGGATTTGCCCTTGTTCCTACAGAAAATGGGATGCCAGTTTCTTCTTCTATTCCACCTTCTGATTCTATAGAATTACATATTTCTTTTAATGTTCCCGAAGTAACATTTGGAGATATCATCTCATAAAATACTCCATTTTTATCATCAAAATATCCAACTCTTTGTATTAGGTCGCCATCTAATATTTCTATTTCATATCTTAAAGGAAGATTTGCAGTAGTCATATATGCACCATAAACTTTATTTGCATGATGTGCCATGTGACCATATTGAAGTTTTCTATCTACGAATATACCAAAAGCTACTGTACCTACTGATAACCATTCTAAGTCTATAAATAATATTTGCGATTTATCGTGATCTATTTCTATACCACTCTCGCCAGTTCCATCCAACTTATCAATATTCCAAACACTTACACCATCTTTTGATTTTAATGGGTTATTTTGATGAACTCTATTGTCTATAGCACTTCCACTTGTAGAACTTCTCACTACATAATAATCATCTGAATGAGCATCAGGAGTGTAAGTCATTTTTATCGCTTGACTATCTCCTGCTTGATATCTATAATATTCTTTTGTCTGTCGAATAATCTTATCGCCCTCGCCTAGCACACTTAAATCTGCTGCTGAGTTTAAAGTATCATGTGTCTCTGTAGCATTTCCAATTATTTTTGTATCCCAGAATATAGGTTGCATATCATATTGTAACTGAGCATCAAATATTTTTGTAGCAGTTGATACTCTCAATCTATTAAAAGCATCTATTAGACCACTTCTAGCATCTATCCCTCGTATAATGTTTGAATTGCTCAGCAAGTCTTTTTCTACAATAGATATAGTTCCAACTTGATGAGCATTGTCCACTTTAAAATAAACAGTCTGATGAATATCTCTTAATATCTCGCCAACATATAAGTTTAAACCTTTTTCTATCGTATTCACATACGACCATTGTATCCTAATACCACTCGTATTTTGGATATCGAGCAAGTTGCTTTCAGCAACAGTTATCTCAGTCCAAGTATCGTTTAAAACAAATTCTCTAGGTAGTGTAGTTGCCATAAAACACCTTTGTATTTTTGACCATTATATCACTATATATTTTATATGTCAAATTTCTTTAAAAATAATATCTTTTCCATATAAATGTAAAAACCATTTTACTTTAACTCTATATGTTTTATCTTTAGCAGTTGCATCACTTTTTACATCTTCAACTATAGTCTTTCCATTTCTAATATATCTAAAGTCTGGACTATATGAAACCTTTGGATAAGTCTTTCCCTCGTGCTTAATAGTATCACACAGCAAATAGTATGGCTGTATCGTAAATTCGCTTATTTTGCCATGCTTTAGCTCAAATAACAAAGCATCATATCTTCTTGCTTCTTTACGACTATCGAATACCACCTTCGTACCATTCAAGATACGATAATCTTTTATGTTTCTATATTTACTTTTTGGCATTGTTTACCTCTATAATGATTTGGTATTTTAAATTTTCTTAACCACCAATTTGTAATATTATAGTTAAACTATTTCCAATCTTCATACTCTATTGCTTCATTAATATATCTCACCATTTGCTTCTTGGAAAATCTTACATATTTTTTGTTTCTATATTTTTGCTTGCTCATTATCAACTCCTTTCATCTCTATATGTTCCAAATACTCTTCATAAGCCTTATCAACATAACATCTATACTCAACATCATTAGGCTCTCTACCTAATTCATCTTTCAATCTCTTTTTTAAAACATCACCAACATCTTTTTCAAATTTTTCTCTATTCATTTTTTATCCCTTGCTTTAAATCTATCTATATCACATTCATAATCTGAATCCCTATCCGCACAATCACAGGTACTACTGACATGAGTGCAAAGACCTCTATTATTGTAAAACACACAATTCCCACACTCTACTATCAGTCCGTTTGGCGATAGAAGATATAATAATTGTCTTTTAGCTTTCTTTAATTCTTCTTCTTTTTTGGTTATCAATCTTTTTATTTTTTGTATCTTCTAAGCTCATAATCTCTCCTAAATTTTAATATACTGAAATACTATCATACTTATTTCATAAAGTTCTTGACCTATGTCAATTTATTGACCTAATTTTGTAAGTCCACCTATTGCACTAGCAATATCTACTTTTTCATCTGCTTTTCTTTGAAGAGATATTTTATCCACCTCAGCAAAAGCATAACAAATAACACTCGTATCTAATATATGATTATCTTTCTTTTTAGGATTTATCCATGTTTTTATAGTAGCTAATTTTCCACCTTTTAATCTCTCAAAATCAAATACCTCAGCAGTGATCTGTCTTGTATAACTTGTAGAGATAGTGCCTTTCATATCTGCTTCAATAGCATCTTGCTCTATATAAAACAGATGTGCTTCGTAATCAAATCCTTCATCTTCTTCACTTTCAGCTTTAACTTTTGAGATGGTTCTTTCTATGGCTCTGTTTACTTTATTTTTTAGCCATATATTTGACAGTTTTATTACTTTAATATCTATTTTGTTTCTATTGTCTGATTCATCTTTTTTAGTAGTTATTATTGTTGCTTTATCTCCAGTAAGATGTGCGTGACCTTCTGTAGCATATATTCTATTTTCATCTCCATTTTTATATTTTGCTACCATATATTGTACAAAATCATCTACTTCATCAGTTCTTCTTACTCCTTCTTGGTTATATCCTCTTCTATCTATACCCATTTTTGCTATGGAATATGTTTCATTATTTGCTTCTATATATTGACCGGCTATCCAAATATCTTCAAGTTCTGCAAAAGTTTCTACTCTTCCCCATGATAGTGTGTATGATATGCTTCCATAGCAAAATGCTTTTATTTCGTACCAGAAGTGGTCTTTTTGTGTATCTACTCCCATATATATTTTATATGTATCTTCTGGTATCTCCCATTCTTTTAAATTGCTTCCTATTAGTAGTATATCGCTCTCATCTATCTCATCAAATTCTATTTCGTATATTTCATTAAAATAATCCCTATATATAGTTTGTAATTCAGTATCATCATCACCTGCTTCTATAAGTGCTTCTGCTATAGTAGAATAATTTGTGAGTCCTGTTGCAAGTGCGTTTAGTTTATAGCCATATATCGTATCATATTCATCACCTGCTACTATCTTTAATCTTATTTTTTTAGCTCTTATTAAATCTTCTATATCTTTTGAAGTTATTTTATGTTCACAGTCACAAACAATATGAGCTGTTTCTTTGGCTTCTCTTTTGTAATCATTTTGATTTTCTATTGTTTCCAACTTGTGATTACTTTTATATTCTTGTTTCTTCATATATTTAAAATGCTCTGATTTTGGATAAAACTTTACTTTACATGACGGACACTCTATCATTAGTTCTTTTTTACAATAACTATTGTTGTATTGTATTTCTATTTCATCATCCTTATGGCTTCGAGAGGAAACAATAAATACTTTTCTACCGGTCTTTTCATGAAACTTTGTTCTACCTATTAATTCTTTTATATGACCTTTTCCAAATAGTTGTGCTTCATCTATAAACATATTCTTTACGGTTTTTGATTTTCTGTTTTTTTCGGTATTTCCAAGTATAAAGAGCATACCATTTGCAACTTCTTTCATTGCACCTTTAAATCTAGTCTTCTCTTCACTTTTAAATAAATTCATTTTGTCTTGGAGACTTTTTATCCCTCTAAAGAATGGATCAAACTTTGTCTTAACAAAATCTGCTACTCCATCATCTGTAGGAATAGTTAGCTGCATCATACATGGGTCAGTATCCAACTCCTTACTAATACAACAAAATTCGATGGTAGTTTTACCCACCTGCGTAGATGCCATAATATTGAACTGTTCAATCCACTTTTTATCCCAATCATTTAAAATCTCTTCTATCCAAGGAGTTTTATCAAATGAAATCATACCTGTATGTGGAGTAACATCTTGTGCTAGATATATATTATCTTTACACCACTGAACAGTCTTCTGCTCTTCTTTCCATGTGAAAGCATCTATTATTTTATCTGATATGAATGTGTATGGACTATTGCTCATCTATTTTTATCTCGTATAATTTATCTATTATTTCACTAATACTACGCTTGTTTAACATCAGATTTACAACCACTTCTATAACATCAAATATCTTTGAGTCCGTAAGCATATCTGACTTGGCTATCTTTTGGAAGTTTTCAATATTAGCCTTATAGTTATTTTCAAGTATTTCTCTTATCTCTGCTTCTGGTCTATCTTCACATTCTTTTGGAAGTATTTTTACATCTTTCTTGTATCCCGATATGAGTGTAGCTACAACTTCAACTATTACTTTTTCAGTATCTCTCTTGGGTATCAATTCTCTTGTTTGCTCGCCTAGCTTTACTGCCTTAGTAAGTGCTTCCATAATCTTTGATATTCTATCTGCGTCCTCATGAGTAGATTTGCTCCTACCTTTTAATTGCAACATCTCATTTGCTTGCTTTATCTTGCCCTGAATATCATTTATTTGTTCTTCTAGCCCATCTGAATCTTTGTCTTCCGGTGGAATATCTACCGATATTTCTTTACCTTTTTTAGTATTGTTGGCTTTTGATTTTTTTGTGTTTGCACTTCTCCATTCTTGACATTCTATCACATCCACTATTTTAAATTTTTGCAAACTTGCTTTATGTAGAGGCATACCATCTTTTATATTTCGCTCTATGGTTCTTTTGCCAAGTCCACATATTTCAGCAAACTCTTCTAGCGAAGCTACCCATCTGTCGTCTATAAACTTTCTAGTCTTTAAGTTTTCAATGCTTTCCCACACTAGATTAAGCCTTTCTCAACTGTTCGTTTTCTTTGTGCCTGTATAAATGCTACTGCATCTTTAACCTCTTCATGTGTAAAATCATATTTAATAAGATATGTTCCATAAGCCAAAGCTTTAAGCATCAATGCTTTACATTTTTTACCAAGATATGTAACTCTTACATTTCGTGCTTGTGTACCTACGACATCTGCTATTTCGCTTGATGTTACTAGGTTTTCTATTATTTTCTGATTCATTTTACACCCTTTTGTCGCAAATGTCGGAACATTATTTTGTATCTTTTAAAAAGTTTACTATATAATGATTTAAAAGTTTCTTAAACGACCAATATTTTGTGTTTTTACTAATTGTATTTTTAGACACCGACATCAAGCGAAAATTTTGAACGAGACAGAGTGTGCGGAGGGACAATGACC